TTTTTTGAATTATCAGCAGCTGAGGCCCACGGCATACCAGATACCCTTGTTACGTATGTATTGGGTTGTCCTGTGAATGAAAAGAACTGTACATGCCATGTTTTAAGAGCGCTATCACTAACTTGAGGATTATTAAGATAAAAATTATTTACAGTTACAGTTCCAAAGGTAGCACCAGGAGTTACATTTACAGGTAGATATGTTACCCCGTCTGTTGCAATATCAATTACTCTTTTGTAAACGGTATTCAAATACCCAGTTAAATTAGGTAAAACAGTTTCATTTATTTCCTCAAATTCTGGCGATCCTTCTACGTAAAATGCACTAGTTACAAGACCCTTAACTACCGTGAATTTATTATAATAATTTGTTGTAGCGGTATAACCATCAAGACCTAAAACTTTGTAATCATTACTATAAACAGTAGTTGCAGTTACATCATCTAATCTTGCATCGTTACCGGTTAAATTACCTAGAACAGTAGCATTACCCTGCGCATCTGTCTTTACAACATTAAAATTTTCAAAATCGATTGTTTGAGTACCGTTTTCAGTTTGAAGTATTAATAAATCACCGTTCAACGCTTCTTGCGTTTGAGGTAAATTGTTAATATTTACATAATTGCTATTTGAAGTGTTGATTGCCATTTCTATTATTTATGTTAAAATAGATAAATCAATGGCTAATAGTGAAAAAATAGGTATAGGTATTATTACATGTAATAGACCAGAGTTCTTTATTAAATGCTTTAGATCTATACCCCAGGTATATAGCAAACTAATAGTTGTCAACGATGGTGCAGATTTTGCAGACTGGGAGAAACTTAATAAAGAAAAGCAGTTTAAGTATGTACATAACGAGACAAATCTTGGTGTGGGTAAATCTAAAAACATAGCTTTTAAATATCTTCTTAAAGAAGAATGTGAGTATATTTTTTTGATTGAAGATGATATTATAGTTAAAGACCCTTTAGTTTTTGAAAAATATATAACCGCTAGTAAAGTTACAGGTCTGCATCATTTTAATTTTGGTTATCACGGGCCTGCCAACCGCGGATCAATTTCAAAGGGTAAACCTCAACCTAGATTTATAGTTGACTATGGAGCTGTTAAAATAGCTATTAATGGTAATAGTGTTGGCGCTTTTTCTTTTTATACAAAAAAAGCTTTAGAAGATGTAGGCTTACTAGATGAAGAATATACTAACGCATTCGAGCATGTTGATCATGATTATAGAATGTTTTTAAAAAAATATTATACACCGTATTGGAATTTTGCTGATATAGCTAATAGCTACGAGCTTCTAGATGAAATAGAATGCTCAGAATTTAGTAGTGCAATTAGACCGAGGCCTGACTGGAAAAAGAATATTGAACAAGGTGCGAAAATTTTTGAAAAGAAATTTAAATATGCACCTGCATGGGATAATAGAGTGCCCGATACATCTAAAGAAGATGTTATTAAACTTCTTAAAGAGGTAGCTAAAAAATGAAGATAAGCTTACTAGTTCCAAGTAGAGAAAGATTAAACTTAAAATTAACATTAATTAGCTCTATTATCACAACCGTAAAAGATATTAATAATGTTGAATTATTGTTTGGTATCGATGAAGATGACCCTACACGCGATATAGCTTATAAGATTTCACAAGCTATACCGTTTGTTAGGATTGTAGATATAAAAAATAAAGGTAAGTTTATAGGTATTAATAAAATATGGAATATATTAGCAAGCAAAGCATCTAATGATATTTTTGGTTATATTGGTGATGATATGATTTTCAAAACACCTGAATGGGATAAAATCATTCTAGATGATTTTAGTCAAAATCTACCTAAAGACAATATTATGTTAATTCATTGTTTTGATGGGCATAGAAAAGCGGATGAAATATGTGTCAATGCCTTTGTTCATAAGAAATACTATGAAATTTTAGGTTATTTTACTAAAGAAGATTTTCTAATTAATTGGTCCGACCAATGGATGTATCAAACTTTTAAAGCTTTTAATAGAGTAAAGTATAGGAAAGATATACATATTTTTCATAATCATTGGGTTTATGGTGATAGAAAAAAAGATAAAACCGCTGATAGAATGTTGTCAGATAATAATGACAAAATAAGCGATAAATTATGGTATTCTTTAGTTAATGAACGTATTGATGCTGTAAAAAAGATAAGTAAATATCTTGATATGAAGCCTGATTGGTCAAAAGTAGATACAAGAGGAGCGACAGTTAGTTATAATGAAAATAATCTCTAATTATATAATAACAGAAGGTGTTGACAGATCTGAAACCGCAACATTTTTTTCACAAGATAAAACTCTAGCTTATTTTTTTAATCTTCTTCAAAAAAGATATTTTTTATTTCATAATATTGAAGATATAGATTATTGTAGAGATATTGCTGTTAAAATAAAAAATAAACTCACGGACGTTGAGTTTTTGTTGTTTAAAACGCCTTTAGCATCCCATGCATTTGTTTCTCATCTACATAATTTAAAAGTAGCAGGCGTGACTGATATTTTTGTATGTAAAGATTCTGTTATTTGTACAACAAAAATTATTGAACATCTAAACACTGTTATAAATTTTTATAAAAATACCAGAGATGCTAATTTTATTTTCTTTGGTACTAAGGGCGGTGATTTAGAGAAAAAAGGTATAATTCAAAAAAATACAATTAATATTAGCAAGGGATTAAAGCTATACAAATTTACGTCTTCAGATTATCTTAAATTTGATAGTACCTTTTTATTTGATCAGCCTTTTCTTGCAAATATTGATTCTTTGCTAAGCATTTTTTATGATGAAACCTATTTATCTATCGAAAATAAAGAAGAATCCGAAAATTATATAGTAGACGTATTAAAGAAACACCCTATAAAGATTTTGTTAGCGAACAAAAGACTATTTATAAATTGCCCGTATTTTACCAAAGAACAAAATGTAGTTATTAAGAGAAGAAATGCCTTGAAGCTTATAAGAGAGCTTATAAAATTTAAAGATGTATAATATTTGTACTCTTTCAGACTACAATTTTCTAGTTCAAGGACTATCTTTGTATGAGTCTCTTTTAGCTTTTAATCCCAATATAAAATTACATTATCTTTGTTTAGATAAGAAAACCTTTGATAAGCTTAAAGATTTAAATTTAAATAATTTAGAACCATATCTTATCGATAATCTATTGTTAGATGATGAGTTTAAGAAATTAGAAGATAGTACAAATCCAGAGCTTGGCGGTAATAATAGAAATGAATTTATTTGGAGTCTAGCTTCTTTTTTCATGTGGTATTTAATGTGTAAATTAGATACAACTATAACCTATATAGATTCAGATATTCAATTTTACAGTGATATTAGTCTCATTTTTAATAGAATGGAAAATAAAGATGTTTGCTTATTTCGACATAAGCATATTATAACTGATTGTGTTGACGGGTTTTTTAATGTAGGTGTTGTGGTTTTTAAAAATACAGATAATGGTAAAAAAGCGCTTAAATGGTGGAGAGATGCAGTTTATACAAGAGAGCCAAAATCATTGAACACTTGCGGTGATCAAAAATTTTTAGAAGGTATATTTACTATTATTGATCCTAACAGTATCTATATTGGAGATAAAGATATAGGTCATGGCGCGCCATGGCATTATAGGTTTTTTAATTATGATAATTTGTTTGTTGATAATACAATAGTATGGGGCGATAAAAGGTATACATTTTTGTTTAATCATTTTTCAAAATTTAAATATTATTTTGATGATAAAAGCTTTTCTTATACCGGTAACCACTACAAAGACCATACTCTAAATGGAGGCCTCTTTGTTCTACCTCAACTACAAAAACTTTATATGGACTACTTTAAAAATTTAATAGAGATAAACAAAAAATATAATTTATAATATATTTTATGTCAAAACCGAAAAATAAAATTGCTTTCGGAATGATAATCTTTAATGGTGATTATATTCTTAAAGAAGTACTAGAAAGCGTTTACGATTTTGCTCATCAAATTTTAATTGCTGAAGGACCCGCAAAATACTGGCAAAACAAGGGATATGTAACTTCAAACGATCGTACGAACAATATACTATATGACTTTGTTCAAGATTTTGATAAAGATAAAAAAGTTTTTATAGTTCATGGGCAATACTTAGAAAAGGATGAGCAATGCAATGCATACATGAAATTACTTTACGATGATACAGACTATATATGGAATTTAGATTGTGATGAAGTCTATAAGCAAGAAGACCTGCACGCTATTGATAGACTTCTATACGACAACCCTTACACTAGTGTAGGTATTAAGAGTAAAACTTTTTATGGTGGATTCGATCATTATTTGACTGGCTTTGAGCAAAATAACGATAATTTTTTGAGAGGATTTAAAGCTTATCCTGGATGCTATTGGCAAACGCATAGACCGCCTACAATAGCTGTTCCGCAGGAAATAAGTGAGCAGATTAATATTTTACCTAAAAAACATCTCTCGTCAGATGAACTTTATGATAAAGCAGGGGTAGAAATGTATCATTATTCTTATGTATTTCCTAAGCAAGTTTATAATAAAATAAATTACTATTATGGTATTGGCGGTACGGGTAATAGAATACCAAATTATTTTTTTGATGTTTACTATCCCTGGATTACGGGTGATAAAAATCAAAAATCTGAAATAGAAGCAAAATTTAAAGGGGTACATGAATATTTACCTTCTGTAAGAGGTGATTGCTTTACACGGGAATTTACCGGCGAACACCCTATATCTATTAAAAATAATATATCTTCTTTAAAAGATATTTTTGAAAAAGAAAAGCTGTATGTTGCAGAAAAATTACGAACTAATTGATAATTGGAAAAACTGTAGTTCACTTTTTGACAAGCAGCTTATTCTAAATTATAAAGAATTTTACTCAAATTATCCATTTCACTGGACGCACTATATAGAGTTAATGAAAAAAATATATTTTCCGGGTATTAAAGTACTTGATGTGGGCTGTGGTTGCGGGTTTTTTTACATGCTTAATAAAAAACATTTTTCTGAATTAAATTATACAGGCATAGATTATTCTCCCGCTGCAATTAATCTTGCCACTTCACACTGGGAAGTAAATAACTTTTTTTGTAAAGATGTATTTGAACTAGAACAAAACTATACAGCACCTTTTGATGTTATTTTCTCGAGTGCACTGACAGTAGTAACCCCGTATGGAGACGATATTATAAGAAAAATATTAACGTTAAATTCTAAGTTTATTATTCTCTTAAAACTTAAATGCACAAACAAAGAAGAAAGTTATTTCGAAACAGAATCACCTTATGGATTAACTACTAGCTATGTATTTTACCATAATTATAAAAATTTAAAAACCATGTTTAATGATAATAATTACTCTTTCCTTCGTACAGAAAACATTTCTGACTACTATAGTTTTTTGTTAACTAAAAATATATGATTAACCTATTCCATTTACCTCAATTTAGAATAAATTCTAAAAGCTTTTCTCATGCATTGCATGATGAGGGTGTTTCTGATCTTGAAGCGAAGCTTACAAACTACGTAGGAGCGAAATATGGTGTATTAGTTAATAGCGCAACAAACGCTATTTTCTTGGCATTATTAAACAAAAATCAATCTATAACCATACCGAGCTTAATTCCACCAGTTGTTATTAATGCTATTATAACCAGCAACAATTCATACGAATTCAATGACAATGTCGAGTGGATTGGGTTTAGTTATATTCTACATAAATTTAAAGATTATAAAATTATTGATTCTGCACAAAAAATTAAAGAAAATCAATTTTTAAAAGAAGCAAGGCCAAAAGATTTAATGATATTTAGCTTTTATCCAACAAAACCACTAGGAGGTATAGACGGTGGTCTTGTAGTATCTGATGACAAGGAAAAAATTGAACACCTAAGAACATTATCATTTAACGGTACAACATTTAAGGAAAACAATTGGGAGAGACAAATTATAATGCCCGGTTATAAATTTTACATGAGCTCAGTACAAGCATCTGTAATTTTATCAAATTTAAAAGCTTACGATAAAAAAATTAAAAAAATAAATCAAATAAGAGAAATATATAATGAAGCATTTAGTATGCAAAATACTAGCGATCACTTATATAGAATTAACGTTAAAGATCGTGATGCAATTATTTTAAAAGCAAAAAGTAAAAATATAATTTGCGGCATACACTATAGAGCAATGCACAGGCATCCGGTTTTTTATAAAGACGTTATTCTTCCAAAAAGTGAGCAAGAGGAAATAACTACTCTAAGTATACCTTTTCACGAGAATTTATCTGTTAAAGAAGCTAAATATGTAGTAAATTTCTTTAAACCATATCTATGAATGTAAATCTTTTTAAAGATAAGAGAGGGGTATTAGCAGCGCTTAACTTCAAGAAACTCCCTTTTAAAGTGAAGCGCGTGTTTTGTGTATTTGATGTACCGAAAAATACATCTAGAGGTGACCACGCACATCATAAAACAGAGCAATATTTATTTTGTTTAAAGGGTAAAATAGAAGTAAGAGCGTTCGATAAAAAAAATATTATTAAAAAAACCCTTTATCCTGGGGATGGATTTTATGTCGATAGAAAGGTATGGGATATACAAAAATTTCTTGAAAATGACTCTATTTTATTAGTATGTTGTTCAACTGAATATAATAAAAATGATTATATTTTTAAGCTTAAAGATTTTATTAATTAACATATATGGAAATGTTTGTATCTAAAGCGGAGAGAGAATTTTTTGAGGCTTGGCTGCAACCACAGTTTACCGTTTTAGAATATGGTAGTGGCGGCTCAACTCTTTTAATTCAAAAAAAAGTTAAAAAGCTTTTTAGTATTGAGCATCAAGAAGAATGGTTTAAAAAAATAAAAAATTTAATTGAGCCTACCACAGAATTATACTTTGTACCTCCAGATAAAAAATATATTGAGGGCGGTCACTACGATGGTAGCTATAATGAATTTTATAGCTATATTAATAAGGGCCTAGAGTTTGGGCCTTATGATTTAATTTACGTTGATGGTAGAGCTCGCGTTGATTGTTGCAGATGTATTAAGCAAAAATTGACAAACGATGGAATTATAATTTTTCATGATTTTGAGCGCGATCAATACCAATGCCTTACAAAAGAATTTAATGTCGTTGCTCAAAAAGAGCGTATGGCGGCCCTGAAGCCTTTATAGTTGAAATATCTATAATAGATATTATTATTAAAAATATGATTATTGAACAAAAAATCTACGACGGTAATTTATTACATTCAAGATTCGCTTATAAGTTTTTTAGAGATAAAACGCTACCTATCGGAAACATTATAGCTTTTAGAGCGCCTATGAAAGTTGAAGCAGAAGGAATGATTGATAGCGAGGATGTTTTAAACAACGATTTTATCTACAGTGAGGATGCAATTAACTTTTTATGGGAAATTCCTATGCTCGATGCTTTTGGTGCGGTTGCTTGGCAGCGACTTTTTAATACACAAATTGCTAACATACTTAGCACAGCATATTTAAAAGCACCAATTGAAGTTGATGGTGATGATTTAATAGTGCACAAGGAACATGAACAAGGCGGTGTAGCTCAAACTAAGGGAAAGTGTAGTGTAAGTATTACTTATTCGAAGAATTTAGTAGCTCTTGGCCATACGGGCATTAATATTTCCGCAGGAAAGAAAGCGCCAGCATTTGCTTTTTCTACAAACTTAACGGATGATCAGGCAAAACAATTTATGAGCGATGTAATTAAGCTTTTTTATGAAATGAATGATGATATTTTTATTGCTACGTCAAAAGTTATTAGTTAATGACAATATTTGATTTTATTTCTGACGTTCTTTTTACAAAGAAAAAAAGCTTAAGCTCAGTAGATGAAGAATCAGACTTTTCTCCTTTTTTACTAAATAGATGGATTAGTATGTATTCACCGGCTCAAGCACTGATTTCAAATACTGTTAACAAATATCTTTCATCCTTTACTAATAAATCAGATTTATATTCTTTTTTTATAGCTGTGTTTGATAAATGCCCGTCAAAAAAAATTCAATATTATAAAAAAATTAAATCCGAAAACAACGCAACTAATAATGAAGATATATTGTTGTTGGCAAAAAATAAAGAATTATCAACAAGGGAAATAAAAGAATATATAGAAGCATTGACTTCTTTGTAAACTTTTATAAATTAAAATATGCCAGCAGATATTGATTTACTACCGGTACATAAAAGTCTTATTGATTTGTCAGAACTACCCAAGAATTCGTTTAATTCTGTGTTTTATGGTTATAACCTTAAGACTGTCTTAGACGACGTATTACTAGTAAAGTATGTTGATGAAACAGAGGATGGCTCATCTATTGTAAGAAATGGGATTGTTGTTCCCATTAATGCTGATACGAAAGCGTGGCGTATAGGTGAAGTTATTCTATCAGGACCATCAGTAAAATATGTAAAGAAAGGCGATCACGTTTGTTTTCCAAATAATTTAGGTGTACCGGTAGCAAATCTAGATATCGACGGCTATGGAACATTAAAGAAAGGTCTCTTTTTAAATGAACAAAGAATATTTGGTATTTGCTCAATAAGAAAAGACGATGAAAGTGTCGCTACCCACGTTAAAAAACATTCTACTAAGCAACGTAGCGGAAATTAAATTTTTTCGCAAAAGGCCTAAAGCCGGTGCGCCGCCTACAAGAAGAATGCTTTGTACAAATAATTTAGCATTGCTTATGAGCCCAGAAGGAAGGATAGCTCTTAATTATAGACGAGCTATTAATAATCCCAAGTTTAATCCAGCGGTTAAAAATGTATTAATAACTTGGGATATTTTTATGCAGGATTATCGCTGTATTAATATGGCTGCTTGTGATTTAATTACTGCTATTCCAGCAAATAGAACGTTTTGGAAATTTTTTAATGAAAAGCTTGCTCTACTTTCCGCTAATGATAAAATGAGGTTTATGAATTCATGACATCTGTTGAACAAATAGAAGCCCAAGTTAATAAATTTCTTCAAAGAAATATTAGTTTTCATTTAGAAAGTAAGACACTCAAGAAAGGTAAGTTAATTCTCTTTAGTGTAAAAGACTTTTTTTGTATTTTTACTCTTCTATGTGAAGAAAAAAATAACAAAAAAATAATTGTTGAACTACCTTACCCCTTTAATTTAAATTTTGATTCGAATAAAATAATTTTTGACTACACCGTAGATTCATTTTGTAAACATAATAGCCAACTATATGCTGCGTTCAAAAAGATTAGTATTACTAAACCATCTAAAATGTTTAATAAAAAAGTAATTTT